CCGTGTGGACGCCCGTCGGCACCGCCGCCGAGGAGGCCACCAAGTGACCCGCCGAACCATGGCCGAGCGTAAGCGCCGCGCATCCGAACGCGACGCCCGCCGCGAGTCCCTGCTCGTCCTGCTCTCACGCACCCGCCGCGGCGTACCGCTCACCGACGCCGAGGCCGCGCTCCTGTTCGCCCACGTCGAGGTAGAGCTCGCCGAGGCCGACGAACTGCGCCGCACCGTCGCCGGACAGCAGACCGCCATACAGGCCACAGGCCGCCGCGCCGAGGCAGCCGACGCCGTGATCGTCGAGGTAGAGAAGGACCGCGACCAGGCGCGCGCCGAGCTCGCCGAGCTCCAGGCCGCCGCCAAGCAGGCCCAGCAGCGCGCCCGCGTCGAGCGCGCCGCCCCGGACGCCGAACACGCCACCATGAACCGGCACCTCGACAGCATGCGCACCCGCGCCGAGCAGGCCGAGGCCACCCTCGACCGGGTCCGCGCCCTCGCCCGCCGCATGCGCGCCGGATCACCCCAGGGCGCAGCAGCCATCTACGCCGACCGCATCGAGCAGACCCTCGGCAGCCTCGGCGGCGAGCTCACCGCCAGGCAGGCCGCCGTACATGCCGCGTTCGCCGAGGCCGCCGACAGCACCGAGGCCCGCCTCGCCGAGCAGCAGCGCGCCCACGAGATCGAGCTCGCCACCGTCCGCCGCCGCGGCGACGGATGGAAGCGGCACGCCCTCACCGCCGACCACCGCGCCGACCGGTACCGCACCGCATGGTTCGCCGCCCGCCGCGACCGCCGCGCCGACCGCGCCGCCATGGCCGCCGAACTCCCGCTCGTCGAGGCCGGACGCGTCGCCCTCGACCGCGCCGACCTGCTCGCCGCCCTCACCCGATAGCCACCCCGCCCCGCCCGGTCCCGAAGGAGCCCCGCCCATGAGCGCAGCCGTGCACGCCATCCGCCCCGACGCCGCCGACTACCTCACCCGCCGCCAGGCCGCCGCCGACCTCACCGCGATACGCGAGCAGTGGGGCGACCTGCTCGCCGCCATCGAACGCCCGCCGGCCGCCGAGTGGCCGCCCCGCGAGACCCGCTCATTCCTCGACCGCGCCAACCTCGACGAGCACCAGGACGACGAGGAGCCGACCGGGCGCAGCCTCGGCCGTCTGCCGCTCACCATCCGCGAGCACCCCGCGCCGCTCAACCTCGACGCCCTCGCCGCGGCCATCGACACCGAGCGCGCCCTGTTCGAGCTCGCCGACCTGCTCGCCGCCGCCGTGCAGCGCCCCGTACGCCGGACCCCGGCATACCTCAGCATCGCGAGCCCGAGCGGCCGGACCGCGCCGAGCGTCTCGCGCCGCGTTGTCGCCGACATGGCGGACCGCCTCAACCCCGCCCGATGGCAGTACCAGGCGCCCACGTCGCCCGGCAGCCGCGCGTACGGGCTCCATTGGGCCGCCGTGTGGATCGAGGGCCGCACCCTCGACGAGGACCTCGACCGCGGCCTGTTCCGGCCGCTTCCCGCCCGCCTGCTCGACGAGGCCGCCGCCGTAGCGCGCCGGGCGCGGGCCGACATCGAGCGGGCCCTACAACGCGACGGCCGCACCGTGCACCTCGACGCCCCGTGCCCGTACTGCGGAGACAAGCTCACCGGCGCCACGCAGATGGGGGGTGAGCCGTTCGTGTGGTGCGCGCGGGGCGAGGAGTGCCCGGCTCCCGTGATCCTCGACCGGCGCCGGCGGATGTGGCGGGGCGCCGACATGGTCGGTCTGTGGGTCGCGATGGACGCCGCGCGCCGGCGGGCCGAGGAGCAGCAGGCGTAACACCCGGGGCGTGTCGAGCAGTTGGGCGCGCCCCTTCCCTCGCACCCCTTGTGAACTAGGTTCAGATCGCAGTACAGTTGGACACCCGCCGGACGTCACCCGGCATACCGACCAAGGGAGCAACCCCCATGGACACCTACAGCGTTCGCGCCGCCCGCCGCAAAATGACCGGCCACTACCGGCGCCCCGGCACCCGGACCCTGTTCTGTGGCCGCCCCGCCGGCACCCAGAACGGCCAGTTCGCCCCCCTCGCCGGATGGACGATGTGCAGCCGATGCATCAAGGCCGAGGCCGCCGACCGCGCCGAGGCCGCCGCCGTCACCGAGACTCACACCCCCCTCGCCATCGCCACCAACGCGTTCGAGCAGGGCGCTTACGGCCTGCTCGCCACCCCGACCCCCGGCCGCTACACCCTCCGCGTATGCGAGGACAGCGCCGTCCTGTGCCACCGCGGACAGTGCCGCGCCACCTCGACCCGCGCCGCCGGCACCCTCGACGACGTCCGCGCCGCCGCCGCCATGTTCCGCCACGCATGGGCCGCCGACGAGAACGGCGCCCCCGTCGAGGACGAGCCGACCACCGTCGAGGACGTCGAGGCCCTGCTCGCCGTCCGCATGGTCACTGAGGCCGAGGCCACCGCCGGCACGTGGCGAGGCGCATGGATCGGCGACCGCCCCACCGGCGACACCCTGTTCGACCTCGACACCGCCGCGGCCGAACAGGGCGCACTTTTCGCGTAGCCCACCGGGCCCGCCTCGACCGGGGCGGGCCCCCACCCAGGACAGGACACGAGGACATGAGCAGCGACGAGCACGAGCCCACCGCCGAGCAGCGTTTCGCCGAAGGCGTGTTGGCCCTCGCCCAGGAGTACGAGCGGGCCCTCGCCGAAGCCCGCCGCAAGGACGCCCCGCCGACCATCCGCGAGCGGCTCAACGAGGCCGGCACGGTGCGCCGCGCGTGGAAGGCCCTCGAACCCGAGTTGCCCGCCCTGTTCGCCGAGGCCGACGCCACCGGAAGGTTCGGCGCCGAGGGCATCGCCGTAATCGTCGGTGTCTCAACGTCGTACGTCTACCGATGCTTGCGCGAGCACCGCGCCCAGTAGCCCGCATACAGACGCGGGCCCGCGGCCGGTGACGTCACCACCGGGCGGGCCCGACTAACCACGACGGGAGCAACCCCCACCATGGCCAACGCCAACCCTACCGGCCCCCTCGACCGCGCCACCCGCCGCGCCACCGTGCGCCGCCTCGCCGACGAGGGCAAGTCCAACCGCGCCATCGCGCGCCAGTTGGGCGTAGGCAAAGACACCGTGGCTCGCGACCTGGCCGCCACGCCCGCGACACCTGCGCCGGACACCGCGCCACAGGATGCGACACCCCCCGCGACCAGCGGCGCGCGCCGTGCGCCACAGCTTTTGCACCCGCTCGACCCGCGGCTCATCCAGGATCTCAACGTCCTCGCCGACCCGCGCACCGGCGCACTCCCCGCGCCACTCCTCCGCGCCATCCGCGCCGCCGCCGACCACCGCCGCGCCCAGTGGCTCAGGGACATAGAGCGCCGCGAGCAGGCCGCCGGATGAGCGCCGACCGGTCGCGCCAGCCGTCGCACGCACCCGGTTGCGCCGTTATCAATCCGTGACCTACAGTGGGCCGCGTCTCCGCCGTGCCCACACACAGGCACCGCGTCACGCAGACCGAACGCCCCGCCGAACCCCCCCACGGCGGGGCGTTCGCATGCCCAGCGACGAGAGGCCCCCATGAACCCCGCGGACATCGAGCACCGGTTCGCGTTCCACCCCGCGACCACCGACGAGAAGCGCGACGCCCACACCAGCGTGCGCCAGGCATGCCGCCGCCTCGCCGACCACATCAACGCCGAATGCCCCGACGGCCGCGAGAAGTCCCTCGCCCTCACCGCCATCGAAGAGGCGATGTTCTGGGGCAACGCCGCGTTGGCCCGCCAGACCTGACCGCGCCCGGGGGGTGAGCAGCCATGGCCGCCCGCCCCATCGACGCCAAGGACCGCGCCGCCGTCAAGCGGCTGCACCGCCAGGGCAAGAGCCGCAACGACATCGCCCGCGCCATCAAGCGCAGCCCCTCGACCGTCTCGAAAATCGCGACCGCGCTCGGCCTCAGCTTTGAGCGGGGCGCCGAGGTAGTCGCCGCCACCGAGGCCCGCCGCATCGACCTCGCCGCGCGCCGCGTGACCCTCGCCGAGCAGCTCCACCAGGACGCCGAGAAACTCCGCGAGCAGCTTTGGAAGCCGTGCACCGTCGGGGCGTTCGGAGGCAAAGACAACGTGTGGTCACAGACCACGCTCGAACAGCCCACGTTCCCCGACCAGCGCAACATTCTGGCCGCGACCGGCACCGCGATTCAGCAGTCGCTCAAACTCCAGCCGGCCGAAGGCGCCGAGGGAGCCGACCAGGTGCGCAGCATGCTCGGCGCACTCGGCGAGGCACTGACACAGGCCGCCGCGGACACGGACGACGACGGGGGCGCCGACGGGGGGTGAGCGTTGCTCGACCTCGACCGCCTACCCCTGTCCCGTAAGCAGCTCACCAGCATCGGCCGCGCCACCGCGCGCATCAACCTGTGGCACGGGTCCGTCCGATCCGGCAAGACCATCGCATCGTTGCTCGCGTTCGTCATCGCCGTTGCCGCCGCGGGCCCGTCCGGGCTCATCATCATCTGTGGCCGGTCGCTCCAGACCATCGAACGCAACTGCCTCGAACCGCTGCAAGACCGCGCCCTGTTCGGGCCGCTCGCGCAGCACATCATCCACACCCGGGGCGCCACCACGGCGACGATCCTCGGCCGCACCGTCCACCTGATCGGCGCCGCCGACGCCCGCGCCGAGGGACGACTCCGAGGCTTGACCGCGCAACTCGCGTACTGCGACGAGGCGACCCTCATGCCAGAGGGTTTCTGGACGCAGCTACTCGCCCGGCTCAGCGTGCCGGGCGCGCGCCTGTTCGCCACGACCAACCCCGACTCGCCGCGCCATTGGCTCAAGACCGGGTATCTCGACCGCGCCGCCGAGCTGAACTTGAGGGCGTGGCACTTCCGCCTCGCCGACAACCCGTCGTTGTCGCCCGAGTACGTCGCCGACCTCGCCGCCGAGTACGTCGGATTGTGGCGCCGCCGCATGATCGACGGCGCGTGGGTCGTTGCCGAGGGCGCCGTCTACGACATGTGGGACGAGTCCCGGCACGTCGTGACCGAGCTCCCGTCGATGCGCCGCTACTGGGCAGGCATCGACTACGGCACGACCAACGCGACCAGCGTGATCCTGCTCGGCCTCGGCACCGACGACCGGCTGTACGCGTGCGCCGAGTGGCGCCACGACAGCCGCGCCACGCACCGGCAGATGACCGACGCCCAATACTCGGCCGCGATACGCAAGTGGCTCGCCACGTGGCGACACCCGTCCGAGCAGGCCGCCGGCGTCACCCCCGAGTGGGTGTTCGTCGACCCGTCCGCCGCGAGTTTCAGCACGCAGCTATGGCACGACGGTTTGCCGGGCCTCGCCCGCGCCCGCAACGACGTCCGCGACGGCATCCGATCCGTGGCCGCCACGCTCGCGGGTGGCCTGCTCTACGTCCACGAATCGTGCGAGGGCCTGCTCGGCGAGATGCCCGGTTACTCATGGGACCCCAAGGCCACCGCCCGCGGCGAGGACGCCCCGATCAAGGCAGACGACCACAGCGCCGACGCGCTGCGCTACGCCGTGCATTCCACCCAACACGAGTGGCGCCACCTGCTCACCAACCACCAGGACCAGGAGGTGACCGCGCATGGCACTCCCCGCGGATAACACGCCGTGGCCGCCCCCGGAG